TCATCTTCTTCACCGTTGTCTTCAGCCATGATTGAAGCCTGTTGGTCTTCAATACTGCTTCTTGGTGTCACAGTTTCAGATGAGTCGTCACTGTCACCCACATAATTAGGTGTAGCAGTAGCTCCTTTAGTTGGGTCTGGCTTTCCTACGTTTTCAACATCTGTGCCGTCAACGTCCATACCTTGGTCTGATAGCTCTATTAATACTGACTTAGCAATATTTTTTACTAAGTTAGCATGTTGAATAGCTGCTTGTTCTTGCTCTGCTTTTTCTATAGCATAAGCATCGTCTGCATCCATTCTGCCATCCATTTTTTGTAGCACTTCTGCAAGAGCCGCCAAACCTAATGACGTACCTTCCATGTGCTTTTCAATTCTGTTTAGAATTTCATCAGCCATTATAGCCTCCTTGTTTTTTTAGTTTATTAAAAAACTTGTTCGACCTGAAAAAGGTTGGTCTTAGCCACCGCCGACCTTGTTCACAATATATTATAAAATACTATATTTAATAGTCACTTTTATTATACTAATTTAAGTATAAATATAAAAAAATATAGGGGTTTATTCTACGATATTAGTATCTGCTTCGCCGTTTTCTAAACGTAACATGTCATTTCTGAAATCATATAGGGGAACTTGTAGTAATTTTTTTAATTTTTCACACTGTTTGCCTTCAGGCATTGCTGCTTCTACTAAATCTAATACTTTTCCTACCATTCTAGAGTGTTTTGCTATAATCCACTCTTGATTTTGTGTAATTTCTAAGTCTTCCATCTTATCCTCTTTCTAATAATTAATACTGTAACCTGTGCTACCAGCGTTGGCAGTTATTACAACGTCATTAAAATCACCACTTAATACTTCTGTAATTGCGTCTCTTAAATAGAAAGTCCCTTTCACATCATAGCTTTGAACTGGGTATGCTCTACCCGTTTTTCGACTTCTTCTATAATGTGTGCCTACTGACCCGCCTTTTTCTACTATTTCTGCGTAAGGAGCAGTATCATTCACGTTATATGCAAGAGTAAACTCTCCTTCTGCAGGATTAGCTTTAATAATTCCAGCAGATGCTCTTAACTGTCCCGTTTGAACAGGACATTTCTCTTGTGATTTAGCAAATACAGCACTTACAGTAGCCTGAATAGTAGATAGACACGCTTGTCTAAAGTATTGTTGTATGAATTGTTCTTCCATACCTTATTATACTAATTTGAACCTATTTAGCTAAAAGTTTTAGACCAAACATCAGGTAGTATGTCATTAAATTGACCTTTGCGTGAATCGTATCTGTTTAGATACACAATTTCTTTACCAATCTCGCCGTATTTAGGGTGATAATATAATACTATCTGTCTTGGTTTGTTAATAGATTGTACTCTTTGCATAGCATATTCATCTCCACCCTTCATACATCCACATATATGCACAGCTCCTGTTCCAATATCAACTTCATCTACTCTATGGAAGTGCCCCATCAATGCTGAGTCAAATTTATCTGGCACATTTTCTAAAGTATTATCTTGTAGTTGATGCATTTCATCTACTAATCCTTTTCTAAATGCCATAACATTTCGCATATTATTTACACCTCGACTAATTGCAGTACCACTTCCACCACCATTAATAAAGTCTCCGTGTGCTAATAAGATATCTCTGTTACATACTTTGATTGTAGTCATGAAAGACTTTGGAATATGGAACTCTATGTTCTTTTGGTCTTGACAGAATACAGATATCCATTGGTACAACATGTAATCCCAGTCCATATACTTATCTTTCATAGGTGGTTTCCTAGTCATACGCCCATGGTTACCTACCACACACGCAACTCTAACTTTATCAAAGTGTGGAGCTATAAGCATTAGTGCTTGTGAAATAAGGTTAGCTCCTCTAATCATTTGCCCCATGCAGTGGTCATTGTTGGTTCGTGCTAACTCTTCATGGATGTCTCCACTAATCATATCCCCTAGCATTGGGATTATAAGCTCACCAACGTCTGCGGAATTACGCCTAAGTTCTGCTAGTGTAATAATTTGATTTGCCCATCCGTATAATCTTTTATTAAATATATCAATGTTATAAGTATTTAACCCTAACATTTGTTCACCTTCTACATTGTCACCAATGTGAGTGTCTGTAAGAGGGGCAATCATAGACTGCGTGCTATTTCCTTTTATTTTACCTGTGGGTTTTCGGCGTTTGTATTTCTTTACTTCTTTGTATGAAGGAGTAAATTTTTTAATTGAGTCTATAAGAAGGTTTTCTTTAGCGTCTTTTTTGATAGCTGCTTCTGCAACTTTCTTCCAATATTTAGATTCTGCTTTATAAGTTTCTACTTTCTTAGCCAGTTTGATATGTGCTTCAGGTGTAAAGTCTGTTTGCATATCTTCCATGTCATTTGACTGTTCTTCATCAAGTAACTCTACTTCTCTATCGTACCACTTTTGTAGTGTAGTTCTGTGCACTGCTACACCCCATCTATCTTCTACCCATCTAGATAGAGCACTCCATGTTGCTCCTGCCATTTTTCTTTTTACTATCTCTTCTTTTGCCTCTTCTGGTATTACGAATGTTGTCATTCTTGTCTCCTATATTGTTTCTAATCTTTAGGGACCCTCCTGTTTGGGGGATTCCTATACCCGTTAGGGTCTGGTCTAGGGCTTCTTGGTGCCCCGTATTGCTTTTCTACTTGTGGTGGAGGATTCTCTCTCCTACCTTCAATTGACTTTTTATAGCTACCTAAGAAAGGCATATTGTTTAGTTTATCATCTTTTTTGCCTTTTGACCAATCAGTTTCCATTTTAGTAAATTCTTTTAGTTTTTCATCTTGTAAATCGGATGCTCTATCATATTCTTCCAGATATTCGTCTCTGTCTTTATCAGTAAGCTCATAGTCTTCTTCATCTTCTTTCCGCATTTCTAGTCTAACATCGTTTACTAAGTTTACAATATAATTACTAAACTGTTGTGTTTTAGATAGACTGATGGCTTCATCAACTTTTATCATGCCGTCTTTAGTTTCTTTGATTCCCATAGCTCTATTCTCAGCATTTTTAGTTCTAGCCTCCATAAATTCTTCTACATCACGTTCTTCATCTGGAGTTTTAATAGAAGCATCAGGAGTAAGACCCCCTGTTCTTCCTAGGTCATATTTTTTTGCATCTGTTTTAGTAAGTGGCATTAAGTCTAGAGTTTTTTCTTGTGTATCCTCTAACCACTTATCTAATTTATCTGGACCACTAGCTTTCTTTTTTCGTTTTTCATTCTCTTTAATTTCTTTTTTAGTGTCTTTCTTTTTCTTTTTAGAGTCCGTGCCACTATATGTTTCTGTAAATATACCGGGGTCAGATGCAACAGCAACTATATCGCCTGCTCCTGAGTCAGCCCCACCAAAGTCTTTATATAATTTATCCACTTTAGATTCTTTATTTTCTTTTTTCTTGGCTGCAAGTCTATGACCTATTCTAGCCCTAAGATGCGACAAAGCACTTTGAGTTTTTTTAGAGTCTATAAGTTCTTGAGCTTTATCTGAATGATGTTTAGAAGCATCTCTGTGATAGTCAGTACCTGTTTTTTTAGGATGATGTATAGCTTTTACTCCATTATCATAGTAATATACTGTTGCTCCGTCAGGTCTTACCTCTCTATGACTATAAGAATGGTCTTCATATTCATCGGGTTCGTTAGGTGTTTTAGGAGCTGCTGATTTTGGTAGCTTAGAATATTTGGTGTCCTTTGAGCTAAACTTCATTTTTTTAGCCATTAGTCATCATCCTCGTCATCATCATATCGCTCTACATTAACAGCTTTTGGTTTAGAACTTCCATCCCCACTTTCATATTGATATTGGTCACCAATGTATTTTTTACCACCTGCTTCAGAAAATACTGGGTTTCCAAAGTATGCCTTTTCAATATTGTTAATTCCTGTTCCACCTAGATTACCTACATATTCTTCTCCACTATTAGAGAACCATATCTGGCTTCCATCTGCTGACACTTCTTTAATTATAGGAAACTGATAACCTTGTTCTGCTAAACTATCTATCCACGTAGATGTTGCCACACCTTTACTTAGGTCTGGATTTTTAAATTTAGAAGTTTCTAGGTTAGCTATTCTTTCAGGTATATCTGTTACAGCATTTTCAATAGGGACTTCTTGTGACCCCTCATCCTCTGGAGTTTCATCTTTAGGCATTTCTTCTGTACCTTCTTCTTGAGGTGCTTCTTCTCCTGAAGCCTGTTCCATTTGTGCTTGTTGTGCATCCATCATGGCGGCTTGTTGAGCAGCTTGTTGTTCAGCTGCTTCTAATTGAAGTGCTTGTTGTTCAGCTTGAAGTTTAGCAGTTGGTACAGCTTCTCCTGTTACTACGAAATCAAGTTCATCAATCTTTAATTTATTACCATTAAGAGCTACATCAAATCCCATGTTTAACATTTGATTTGCTATGGCAGCTCTTTGTTGTGATTGAGCAATTCTTGTCGCTTCTGCTTTTTCTTCAGGGTTAGGTAATACCATTTTGTAATCTGTAATACCAAAGTTATCTATTATAGCCCCGAATATCTTTTCCATAATTTGTCGTTGGTCTCTTTCAACAACCCTACTCATTACTGTTAATTGTAAAGTTTGTTGCGTTAAACCACCAAATGAATCAGGTGCTCCTTGAAAAACTGGAGATACACCATATATAGCAGATACTCTTTCTCTTATTTCTGCTCTTACTGGTAAATAATCCATCTCTTGTAATGTGTGGAATAGTCTTACCATATCAACTCTACCTCTGTTTGTTCTAGAAGATACAGCAATCATTGGTATATAGTTAGGGTCTTGCCTTGTTTTTGCAGCAAGTGACTCACGCTCTCTCTTCAAACTTTCAGGGTCATCTGTAGTTACCATAACCATAGATGCAGGCATTTTTCTTTCAAAGAAATACCTATACAAGTTTCTGTCCATACCAATTAAAGTAAGGGCTTTTTCAAATATTGTTAAAATAGGTGACCAACCATATGTTTCGGTTGGGTTAAACTTAGATAAATGTACAATCTCAGTGTCTAAAAAGTAATGTACTTCTGTTCTATATAAATATCTATACATTGCAGGTTGTAACTCAAGTTCACATTTTTCTTCAGGACAAGTTTCTGGAGATTCTTTTATTTGCTCTCTATGTATCGGGCAGAAAAAGTGTGAGTTTTTAGGTAAGCCCGTTTCATCTAAATCAAATTCTATAAGTGCGGGGTTGATTCTTCTGATTTCAGTTACCCTAGAACTTAGTTTACCGTCTCCATCATCGTGATATTCTTTTGAAAAGTATAAAAATGCGTCATCAACGGTGTTTAAATCCCAGTGGAACTGTCTTAATACTTCTTCAAGTCCTTGGTCAAAGACGTTACAATCATCTAAAAATTGTTTTATTCGGTCTAATTGACTTTCATCAGGGTCTTCTTTTGTAGGTTCAAAATCTATACCTCTTCTAAATACTTCCCCAGTAATGTGCATTATAGGGGCTCTCAATTCTTCACAAGTATACGCTACGGTTTGTAAGTCTTGAATAAGTTGTTTTCTATATGCAAGTTGATTCCTTACATAAGTATTAACTATGTAGTCAACACCAAACGTAGGTCCAGTACCTGTATCTCCAGCGGCTTTACTTAATTCCATCATGTCCCCAAACATATCTATTTGAGAACCAAGTTTTCCCATGGACTTAGCCATTTCAGGAACTTCTGGAAGATATTCTCCTAATTTCATATACCCTATTCCTTAGTTATTTCAACACTATCTATAGCTACTATCTTCGCTATTGTGTCTATTGCATGTTGTTTCAACCCTGCTTTTTCTTCGTGTGTGACCTCAACTGCAGGGGTAGTTTCAATTTGTATTTTTAGTCTATCGTTTTCTTCTTTTAACTCTGCTACTTGGTCAGCCAAAGCATCATTTTCCATTAGAGCAGCATTTTGTAACACCCCTAATCTTGTTGCTTCTCTAACTAAAGCTAGAAAACTACCTTCAGATAAAACTGTAACCGCCTCACTAGCGTCATTTATCTCATCTTCAGGGTCTAATTTAGTTAAATCCTCATGCCAAGTATCGAGTATTCTCCAAGTCCCAGTACCGTCTTTTTGTGCGACATACTGTTCTTGTCTGTCTCTTAACATATTACCTATAGGCATATCTTTTCTCCTACTATTATTATACTATTTTTTGCTAAAACTGTGAATTTATGCTATGTGACAAGCA